TCCGTTTAGAACAGGAAATTGCAATACTCGAAGCCATACGGTTAGCAGAATTAGACGATGAGGAAGCGTTATTAGCCCTAATACTATAAATCCCCACCAGCAATACAAACTGGCATACGAACATTTACACGCAGGGCGATTAGACGCTGGTTTTAGGTTATTTGAATACCGTTGGCATCCTGATGTCATGGCTAATCAAGCACAGCCATATACTCAACCGTTAAAAATGCCTGTATGGAGAGGTGAAAGCCTTTTAGGAAAAACCATTACTGTTATGGCTGAACAAGGCTTTGGCGACATTATTCAATATGCGAGGTTTTTGCCCTTTTTAAAGGTCATGGGTGCTAAGTCCGTTGTTTTATTGCAACATGGTTCATTACATACGCTATTTGGTCAAATTGAGTGCGTTGACACCTTTACCAATATGCCCGAAGAAGGCATTGCTACCCAATCTGACTACTGGATTGGCATTATTTCTCTGCCTTACTATATCTCTTTAGCGCCCTCTTATGCAAAAGCCTTATTCCCCCTATCAACTGACAAAATAATCGGTTCTGAAGGCTATTTAGACGCTTTGCCAAGCAATATTTCTAAGAAGATAGGTGTTAACTGGTCTACCTCTAAGGGTTTATTGCATTATGTCCGCACAATTCACCCAGAAAAGATGCTAGAAGTGGTTGGGCCTGACGCTTATTCATTTAATCCTGAAGAAGATAGGTTTTGGACACCATTACCTAATGACGGATGGAAGCAAGATTGGAATAAAACTGCAAGCCACCTTAAAGCAATGAAAGGTTTGGTAACTGTAGACACAGGTATAGCCCACCTTGCTGGCGCATTAGGCGTAAAGACGGTTTGCATCATGCCTAGAAAAGACTTTAAGTGCTGGCGGTGGAAGCATGGCATTTGGTATGACTCAGTTGTCACAGTTGAAGAAGATGAATTAGACAAAATACCCGAATTAATAAGGAGAATGTAATGATTTGCCCACAATGCGGTTACACAGAAGGTAACCATGTCAAAGCCAAACAGTCTGACAAAGACCATTACCTTGAATTCTGGGGGTTTACCCTAGGTAGCCCAGAAGCAGAACAGGCTTGGAAAGAAAAGCAAAATATGACTGCTAGGGAAGCACCTACCATTATTTCTGACATTGAAGGCTATGTAAGCCAAGTGGATGGCACATGGATTAAATCTAAATCTATGCACCGTGACCACCTAAAACAGCACCGAATGATTGAATTGGGCAATGATGTCCCTTTGCAACATAAACCTGTAGAAATTGACAGGAAATCACAAGAGGCACGCAAGCGCCAAATAGCAGAATTAACTTACGCAAAACTTAACTACCGATAACTTGGAGAATATATGTCTGAAGAACAACTAAACCGCAGAGATGCCCTATTGCAAGCCATGGATGCTGCGGAGGAAGGCACACTTGAAACACCAGCCGATAAAGAACTTGATGTTGTCCAAGACGATATTGCCAAGGAGTCCGTTGAAGTTAAAACTAGCCACGCAGATAACGAAGAATCTGCCGAGGTTTCTGAAGAACTTGAATTTGAGGAATCGCATGAAGATGCGGAGGAAGAAGCCAAGCCTGTAACTCGCCCAAGCACATGGAAGAAAGAATATGTCCAAATTTGGGACAAAATGGAAGCTGGTCAACAGATTAGCAAAGAAGATTTTACTAAGTTTGCCGAATATGCCAACCAGCGTGAGTCAGAATATAAGAAAGGCGTAAGCACTTATAAGGCTGAAGCTGATAGGGCAAGAGGCTACGAAGAAGCTATTGCACCATTCATTCCTGAATTGCAAGCGCAGAATATTAGCCCTGCTGCATGGATTAATAACCTTGGTAGGGCGCACATGGTTTTGTCAAAAGCACCGTATAGCGAAAAAGTGCAAATGTTTCAAAGACTTGCACAAGATTATGGAATACAATTAGGGGAAGATGGTATGAGTGTCCCTCAAACAGACGCTTATACCCAACAGTTGATGAACCAACTTAATCAGGTAAACCAAGAAGTTTCCACCATTAAGAACCGTTTTCAACAGGAAGAACAAACTCGATTGATGTTAGAAATCGAAAGAGTAAGAAGTGATGTGGAGAAGTTTCCGCATTTTGATGTGGTTCGGGAAGAAATGGCTCAACTACTTGAGTTAGGGAAAGCCCAAGACCTAGAAACGGCCTACAAGAAAGCCGTGCGAATGAATGATGATGTATGGGCATTAGAACAGGAACGACTCCTGACAAGTGCCAAACAAGCATCAAGCAAAGCACAGCAAGTAGCGAAGGCTAAGACTGTTGCAGTCAGTCCGAAGTCCTCTACTCCTAGAGGCACGGTAGCTACAACGGATAAAAAGGATAGACGGGCATTATTGTCAGAACAATTAGGTGAGGCAATGGCCCGCAGGGTTTAACTTAACAATTTATTAAAGGAATATCATGACATACGCTAACTCAGCGATTACCGATATTATCGCAACGACTATTCAAAGCCGTAGCGGTGAATTGGCAGACAACTTAACAGAAAACAACGCAATTCTGCAACGCCTGAACAGCAAGGGTAATGTACGCCCATTCTCAGGTGGTAATGTGATTTTGGAAGAAATCATGTACAACGACCCAAATACTAATAACGCTAATTCTTATAGCGGTTACGAAGTATTGAACATTGCCCCAGATAGCCCTATCTCTGCTGCACAATTTAAAATTGCACAGTACGCAGATTCAGTAACAATGTCTGGTCTTGAAATGTTACAAAACAGCAGCAAAGAAGCAATCATTGACCTGCTAGATGGTCGTATGCAAGTTTCCGAAGCACGCTTGTTGAACCGCATTTCTGGTGACTTATACCTTGACGGTACAGGTAACGGTGGTAAGAACTTGGATGGTCTAGGCGCTGCTGTTTCAGCAACTCCTACAACTGGCACATACGGTGGTATTAATGCTGCTAACTGGACTTTCTGGCGTAACCAAATCACTACTGGCGCTACTGCTAACACAATGTTGGCTTCTATGACTACTGCTGCTATCAAGCAGATTCGTGGCACAGACAAAGCTGACCTTATCGTAGCTGGTAACACAATGTACCAATATTATGTTGGCGCATTGCAAGCTATTCAGCGTATTGCTTCTGAAGAATCTGGTGCTGCTGGATTTGCTTCATTGAAGTTCTACGGTGGTGGTACATCTGCTGATGTGGTATTAGGTGGTGGTTATGGTTCACAAGAAACAGCTACATATATGTATTTCTTGAACACTAACTACATTTTCTTCCGCCCACACAAAGACCGCAACTTTGTACCTATCGGTGGCGAACGCCAAGCGATTAACCAAGATGCGATTGTTAAGCTGTATGGTTTTGCTGGCAACCTTACAACTTCTAACCGCTTCTTACAAGGCTTGTTGACAACCTAATAGATTGGGGGAAACCCCTTTCTATTTAACTGTCTAATTTATAAAGAAAAGGAAATATCATGGCATTTACCACTCTCCCCATCGCAGGTGTAGACCTTGTTGGAACTCAAACCGCAACAGAATTAGCCGCACAAGGCACTCCTGCGAACTTTGGCCCATTAGGTGTACAAACTTTTGCAAATGATGGTTTGCGTTATGTTTGGGCTATTGCTGGTGCAGCTATTACAGCTTCAACAACAACTTGTTCTATTAACGCTTCAACCTTTGTAGCTACCGCTTCTGCTGGTACTTACACTTCACCAACAACCGCAATGGCTTCTGGCGATTATGGTTGGTTTAGCAAGGCTTCAGTCTAAAAAATTGAAGAATAAGTAGTAACCTAGGGACTTCCTCACAAGGGGAGTCCCTTTTTCTTTTAATAACCCTAACCACTTAGGAGATTTAAATGGCTATCGAGTCAGATGTAAGAAACGCAGACGCAAACCTAGCAGTCACATTCTATAAACGGTCAGTAAAGCAAGACATGGCTTCTGAAGAAGCTGGCAGACCGATTTTTAAGGAATTTGATTTTATAAGAATTATGGTTCCTGGCGATAATTTAAGTGAAATTGACACTTATGCCCAAGAGTCCCATAAACAGCGTTTTCCACGCCATTGGGCGCATTACCAAAACCAAGAAGGCACAAACCAAAGTTTTGAAGGTACACCGATTGAACAATGGCCTTTGGTAACCCGCAGTCAAGCTGATGAATTAAGAGGAATTAAGTTTCCTACGGTTGAAGCTGTTGCTAACTGTTCAGACCAGCAATTACAGCGTATTGGCATGATTGCAGGGATGTCACCCCATTCTTTTCGTGAAAAAGCCAAGGCTTTCCTTAATTTAGCTACCGATTCAGCCGAAGTAGCACAAAGAGAAGCAGAATTGCAAGCATTAAAAGAAGAAAATGCTAAAATTAAAGCTGAAACAGATGCGAAGCTATCCAAAATGCAGGAACAAATGGAAGCCCTACTTGCTGCTGTTGCGGAAAAAACTCCAAAATCACGCAAACCGAAAGTAGTAGAGGCCTAATATGTCCCAAACGATGTTGCAAATGGTTCAGCAAGTCACAGCAGAACTTAACTTAGCCGTACCTACCTTTGTTGCTGGTAATCAGTCGCAAGATGTCCAACAAATATTGGCGTTGATGAACGGTGCTGGGTATGATTTAGTTAAGGAATACAACTGGCAAGCCCTCCAGGTGCAATATCGTTTCTACACACAGGCAATTAATACCACAGGAACTACCGTAAACGGTTCTACTGTGTTGCAAATTGATGAAGCGATTGATTTAAGTGGCGTTACTACGCAATGGCAAGTAACTGGCACAAATATCAACCAAGACACCAATGTAGTGTCAGTAAACAACACTACAAAAACCATTGTTTTAAGCCAAATGGCTTCAGGCACAGGTTCAGGCGCTATTGTTTTAGCCCAAACTGCTTATTCATTACCTGCTGACTTTGAAACTATTACAGACCGTACTCAATGGGACAAAACTAAACATTGGGAGGCCCTTGGGCCTGAAACAGCGCAACAATGGCAATGGTTAAAGTCTGGTTATATTTCTACTGGCCCACGCATTAGATGGCGTATTTTAGACAACCAATTCCAAATATGGCCTCCAATGAATACCAACGAATATTTAGGTTGGGAATACCGCAGTAAAGGTTGGGCTAGGGCAGCTAACGGTACTATAAAAAATAGTTTTACTGTTGACTCAGACACAACTGTATACGATGACCGTTTAATGGTTATTTATACAAAACTCAAGTATTTCCAAGTAAAGTCTTTTGACACAACCGCTTTAAACCAAGACTATATGCGCTATTTAAGCGTTGTTAAAGCTAATGACAAAGGTGCGCCAAATCTGTCATTTGCACCATACCCAAGCAAAGTGCTTATTGGCTACGCTAATATTCCTGATACTGGCTATGGGTCTTAATCATGGCGCAACCTAAAGGTCGTACCGCAGTAACAGCCTCGGTTTCTAGTCCTATTGGTGGATGGAATGCAAGGGACTCTATTGCTGAAATGCCACCCTTAGATGCGGTGGTTTTAGACAATTTATACCCTACGCCTACGGATGTACAGTTAAGACTAGGCTATACCAAAGCCAGCATTATTACTACATCAACTGGCGTACAAACTATCTCTAGTATTACTATTGCTGGTGTTGTGGCAACCTTAACTACCGCAGCAGCGCATAATTTATCTACTGGTGGCACAGTTTCAATTACTGGCGTTACTCCTGCTGGGTATAACGGTATTTACACAATAACAGTTATAAGTTCAACCTCTTTTACTTATAGACCTATTGCTGTCCCTACAGGAAGTGCTACTGTAGTAGGAGTTTATGCAATAGAAGTAAACACACCTATTAATTCTTTAATGAATTATGCTGGGCCTAGCACCCAAGACTTATTTGCTGCTGCTGGCACACAGATTTATGATGTTTCTGGGCCTGTTGCAGTAGCTTCCCATACCATTACTAATGACAAATTACAGCACATTAACATTACTACTGCTGGCGGTCATTTTCTAGTAGCTTGTAACGGTCAAGACGCTACTACTTTTTGGAATGGCACAGATTGGATAAATAACGCTGCTACCGAAACGCCCCAAGTAATGCAAACCATTACAAGAGTAGGCACTTTAGCAACCGTTACTACCGCAGTCGCACATGGTCTTGTAACAGGCAATCAAATTGTAGTTTCTGGTGTTACCCCAGCAGCTTACAACGGTACATTTAAAGTTACCGTATTAACAGCTACACAATTTACCTATGTAATGGCTACAACGCCAGCTAGTGATGCCACAGCCAACGGTACAGCCTATGCTATTAATTCTATTACCAATACAGGTACAGGCGCTTTAGTTACTACTGCTGCTGCCCATAATTTGTATACAGGCAACATTGTTACGGTTGCTGGTGCTACTCCAAGTCAATATAACGGTACTTTTGCTATTACACGCCAAAGTGCCACAACCTTTACTTATGCTTTATTAAGTAATCCAGGCGGTAATGCAACTGTTGTAGGTACTTACAGCGTAGCAGTTGCAGCATTAAGCACTATTAGCAATACTGGTGCTACAGCTAATGCGGTTACAACCACAAACCATGGTTTATTTACTGGTAACGAAATAATCGTATCTGGTTGTACACCTGCTGCATATAACGGCACATTTATTATTACTAAGTTAAGTGATGTGCAATTTAGCTATGAAATGGCTTCTACTCCCGCTACTGTAGCTACGGTTGTTGGTACTTATACTGTACCTGCCCAAACCATTATCAGTAATGTGCAAACAGGCATTATTGCTAAACTAACTACACCTGTAAACCATGATTTAGTAACGGGTGATGTAGTAACTGTTTCTGGGGCTGTGCCAAGCCAATATAACGGAACATACAATGTAATTGTTATTAGTGCTACTCAATTTAGTTACATTATGGCTGCGTCACCTGTTTCTGACGCTTCAACGACAGGCACTTATGCAACCTATCAAGGCGTCTATTCCATTAATTATGCTATTACTGGCGTTAATTCTAATAAATTTATTCATGTAAACCTGTTTAAAAACAGGCTGTATTTCACCGAAGAAGGCAGTATGAGGGTTTGGTATTTACCAGTTAATTCTATTGCTGGTGAAGCCTCACAATTAGACTTTGGTGGAATTGCCCGTAATGGTGGCTATATACAAGGTATGGCTACTTGGACTATTGACGCTGGACAAGGCGCTGACGACTACGCAGTCTTTGTAACCTCAATGGGCGAAGTCATTGTATATAACGGTACTGACCCTGAATCTGCTGACACATGGGCATTAAAAGGTGTATGGCAATTAGGCTTTGTCTTTGCAAGACGCTGTTTCTATAAGTTTGCTGGCGACATTCTATTACTTACGCAAGACGGATTAGTGCCATTAGCTTCTGCATTACAGTCAAGCCGATTAGACCCTAGGGTTAACCTTACTGACAAAATTTACTACGCTATTTCGCAAGCTGCTACGCTTTACGGTATTAACTTTGGTTGGCAAATTAACTATTATGCAAGCCAAAATATGTTGATTATTAATGTCCCATTTAATACTGGGCCACAGCAATTTGTAATGAATACCATTTCTAAGGCATGGGCAAGTTTTAGCAGTTTAAATGCCCAATGTTGGGAATTGTCTAACGACCAAATGTACTTTGGTGCTGATGGCTTTGTAGGTCATTTTTGGAACGCCTACTCAGATAACGGTAGCAATATTAATGCTTCTGTACAGCAAGCATATAGCTATTTTGACGCTAGAGGTCAGTTAAAGCGCTTTACTATGATTCGCCCTATATTCCAAACAGATAATGGCGTACCTAGCGTATTAACTGGTATTAATGTGGACTTTGACACTCAAAACAACCTTGGTACGGTGTCATTTAACGCCCAAAATGCCCAAATTGGTTCATGGGATAACGCTATTTGGGATGAGTCCCAATGGGGTGGTGCGCTATCTATTACTAAGTCATGGCAAGGTGTTACAGGTATTGGTTACTCAGGTGGCGTGGCTATGAGGATAGCTTCCCAAGGTATTGATGTACATTGGGCTTCTACGGATTATGTAATGGAAAGGGGAGGTGTTCTCTGAGGCAAGTTGTTACTGTTGACCAAGACTATATGCGTGCTTGGTTGGGTAATAAATTGGGCGAGAAATTGCCAGAGAATACCACCTGTATTGGGCAAGAAAAAGACGGTAATTTAGTAGCAGTAGTAGGGTATTGTGGTTTTCATAGCAAATCGTGTGTTTGCCATATTGCCTCGGTTGGTGAAAATTGGATGTCCAAAGACTTCTTGTGGGCTATCTTTGATTATCCCTTTAATAAACTAGGAGTTAGCGTTATACTTATCACGATTTCCTCTAATAACGAGGATTCATTAAAGTTTAGCCGACACCTTGGTTTTGTTGATAAAGCGTATATTGAAGATGCCCACGAAGATGGGGATTTGGTTATATTAGCAATGAGGCGTGAACAATGTCGTCAATTAGACATTAAAACGACTCTACAAGGAGTTTAACATGGGTGGCAACAACGGAATATTAGGCGATATTACAGGTGCATTGTTTGGTAAACCCCAAACTGTAGACACGCCAAACTACACAAGTGCAGCGCAGCAAACATCTGCTGCTAATGCTGCCAATAACCGCATTAATCAATTCACGCCTTATGGTAATTCAACTTACCAACAAACTGGTACTGACCAGTATGGTAATCCTACTTATAGTATGAATACCACTACCGCACCAGGAATTCAAAACGCTATTAACGCCCAAATGCCTCAATTAACGCAAACTTACGGTTCAGCGTTTCAATCACCTACATTTAATAGCACAGGCGATATGCCAGCTATGAATTACTATGGTTCACGCTTAAACCAACAGCAATTTAATCCTGCTACTCAACTTTTGGCATTACCTAAGTTTGATGTTAATACGCAAATCAATCAAGCTGCTTTACCTTCTTATGGTATTAATCCTGGCGAAACCTATGAAAACGCCATTATGCGTAGGCTTGAACCTACTATACAGCGTCAATCAGCAGCTTCTGACGCACAATTAGCTAACCAAGGTATTGTGCCAGGCACAAGGGCTTATGAAACAGCTAAACAGTTACTAAATCAACAGCAAAATGACGCAAGAACAAGCGCCATTGTTGGTGGTATGGATACAGGATTGCGTGCTAATCAACAGGCTTATGGTCAGCAAGCAGGTCAGATTGGCCTTAATTTACAAGGTCAAGAACAATCATTTAATCAGCCATTGCGTGCCAATGTGCAAAATATGTCTGCTAATGAATTGGCTTATAACCAACAGCTTGCTAACCAAACTCTTGGTATGAACGCACAACAACAAGCGTTTGTACAAGCTATGGCTAAATACATGGCCCCTGCACAAGTAGCTGGTATGCTTAAAAACTTGTCTACACCTACCTATGCGCCTACTTCAACTGTGCCTGGTACTGATTATTTAACTTCTATGGGACTTACAAACCAAGGAAATGTGGCAAGCGCAAATGCCCAAAATGCTTATAACAATTCATTAATGCAAGGGTTGTTTACATTGGGCGCTGGTTCTATTGCATCTCCAAAAGGTACTTTTGATTTTATGAAATTTTCAGATATTCGTATAAAAGAAAACATTAAAGCTGTAGGCGTATTACCAAACGGTTTAAATATTTACGAATTTGACTATAAACCTAAATTTAAAGGCATTGCAGGACACGGCAAACATATTGGTGTTATGGCGCAAGAAGTTGAAAAGATTATGCCTTATGCTGTTATTAATGCTGATAACGGATATAAGATGGTTAATTACTCCATGTTAGGAATTTAATATGGCTACCGATTTATCTCAATTATTAGCTAATCCAGAACTTGCTGGATTTGACCGCCAAAGAAAAATGGCGCAATTACTTGTACAACAAGGATTGCAAACTCCACAAGGTCAAATGGTTGGTGACAGATATGTGCCAGCAAATCCTTTGGCATTTATTGGTAATTTATTTCAACAATATGCTGGTCAAAAAAGTCTTGAAGATATTGACCAAAAAGAATTAGCAATGGCTAAAGCATTGCGTCAACAAGATTTAACTGATTTACAAGCTGGTATGCAGTTGTATCAAGGTACACCAGGTCAGCCAGCAATTCCAGAAGCGTATAAAATGCTTCAAAATCAATTTGCACCTCGTGATGATGAAGGCAACCTTATGCCTGGCACAAGTTATACGCCAGCTAAACCTGCTATTGAAGCTGTTGCGCCAAATCGTGAAGCTGCTATGGCTAGATTACTTGGTTCAACAGGGGCTAAATCTTCTGCCGTAGGCGCTGACTTGTACAAACAAATGTTTGCACAACCAGAATGGAAAGCAGAAAAACGCTACGAAAATGGCTTGGAAGTTAATGGTTGGGTTAATGTTAAATCACCAAACCCTTCTGCTACATTTATTAAATCTAGCCAAAGACCAGATTTAGAGATGGCTAAAGCTATTGATGAAGGTTATTTACCACAAGGAAGCAATGTTAATGCACCAGCAAATGTTGGTGGCGGTCAAAGCAATTTTGCAAATTCTGTAAATAAAGTGCTTTCTTTTGAAGGTGGTTTTGTAGCTAAAGATGGCCTTTCAGGCGCACCAGCAAACTTTGGAATAAACCAAAAAGCTAATCCAGATATTGATGTTAAAAATTTAACTGTAGACCAAGCAAAAGGCATTTATAAAACACGCTATTGGGATGCCATTGGTGCAGATAATTTGCCTCCAAAAACTGCTGAAATTGCGTTTGATGCTGCTGTCAATCAGGGCACAGATTATGCTAAAAAACTTATTCAATCAACTGGTGGTGACCCTGCAAAAATGCTTGCACAAAGGGCACAAGATTATCAAGCTATTGTTAAAGCTAACCCAGAACAAGCTAAATTTTTACCTTCATGGATGAAACGCTTAGAAGTGTTGTCTAAAGATGGTCAACAACCGCAAGCTGGTAATACATCTAATTTACCTCCAAAATCACAAAGGGTTGTTGATTTAAAAACTGCTGAAGCTAAAGCCGAATACGCACAAAAAGCCCCTGCTGCCATTGAGTTTATGAATCAAACCATGAACACTATTAATTCAATGATTGGCGATACAACAGTAGATGCCAAAGGTAATATTGTTAAAGGTAAAATAGCACCTCACCCTGGTTTTGAAGGTGCTGTTGGTATTTCTGGAATTGGAAGTGGATTTGGCGCTGCTGGATATATTCCAGGTACAGATGTGCAAGACTTTAAAGTACGCTTTAAACAACTTGAAGGTCAAGGTTTCTTGCAAGCATTTGAAACACTTAAAGGTGCTGGTCAAATTACTGAAATTGAAGGTGCAAAAGCTACTGCTGCATTAAACAGAATGAACCTTGCACAATCAGAAAAAGAATTTATTGTTGCTGCAAGAGAATTTGAATCTAATGTTAAAAAAGGTATGGAAATTGCTAAAGAAAGGGCTGGTATGCCATCAACTCCATCAACTCCAGCAACAAATGGTTGGTCTGTTATATCTGTAACACCTGGAAAATAATAAATGGCGCAATATACCGTACAAGCACCTGATGGTAATACCATTACTTTAGAAGGCCCAGAAGGCGCTTCTCAAGCGGATGTTATTGCAAAAGCACAACAGTTATATAAAGCAGAAGAAGCTAAATTTACGCCTTCAGCAGAAAATCGTGGAAATATTATTAATTCTGATGTGCCTACTGTTGTTGGTCAGAATCCTAATGCTGTAAACCCACAACCGCAAGCTAAACCTGTATCTATGATGGATAGAGTTAAAGCATTGTATGAAGTGCCTACAACCATTGTTAGTGAAGCTGTAAGGCAACCTATAGCACAAGCCTATGGCATTGCTAGAAGTATTCCTGAAGCTATTTCTACAGGTCAAGCGCCAGCGCCATTAGGTCAAAAATATGTAAACCAAGCATTACAAAACATACCACAATACCAACCAACTTCACCTGTAACCCAAGATGCTTTAGGTGCTATTGGCGGGGCTTTTGAAGCTGCAAAAATACCTCCTTATATTGGCAATATTGGCGCTATTCCATCATTTACACAAGCAGCAAGCGGTGGTAGACCTGTTGTTAATAACATGGCTAACGCTTTGCGTGATGAAGCAAGTATGGTTGGTCAATCTTTACAGCCAGTTGTAAATAAAGTTGCACAAGCTGTAGAACCAGCTACAACTCGTATCGCACAAGCATTGCGTAGTGAACCTAGAATTGATATAGCTGGAATTGGTAAGACAGCACCTTCAGCAGAAGATTTAGCAACTCAATCAAGCAATTTATTTAAAACTGCAAAAGAATCTGGCGTTGAACTAAATGCTAAAGATTTTTCTACTAACATGGCTGGCATAGGTAAAGAATTGCGTAACGAAGGTTATGACCCTAGGTTATACCCTAAATTAGCAGTAGCTTTAGACGAAATGACTAAAGCTGGAATACCTAAAGACTTTAACGAATTAAGCACTTTGCGTAAATTTATTCAAAGCGCACAAAAAAGTGTTGACCCTAGTGAAAAGCGTTTAGCAACTATTCTTAAAGATGATTTTGACAATTATGTTTCTAATATTCCTGCGTCATCTGTTGTTAGCGGAAATAAAGAAGGTTTGGATGCTTGGAAAAAAGCTAGAGATACTTATTCAAGAATGAGTAAATCTGAAATATTTACAGATATGCTTGAAATAGCTGAATTAGAAAAAACTCAATTTAGTGCATCTGGCGCAGAAAATTCATTGTCGAAACAATTACGCAGTTTGGCTAAAAATGAAAAGAAAATGCGTTTGTTTACTAAAGAAGAACAAGCAGCAATTAAACAAGCTGCTAAAGGCACTAATACGCAAAACATAATGCGTATATTTGGTAAATTTGCACCCACTAGTTCTGTCAGCACTATTTTGCCTTTGTTGGCTACTTCTATAAGTGGCCCTGTTGGTCTTGCTTTAACTGCTGGTTCAATGGGCGCAAGAGTGGCAGCAACAAAAATGAGAAAAACGGATGTAAACCAATTAGCAGCAATGATGAGGGCTGGTAAACAAGCCCCAACACAATAAAGGAATAGAAAATGTCACGCAACGGTTCAGGTACATACTCGTTACCAGTAGGAAACCCTGTAGTAACAGGTACAACTATTAGTTCTACATGGGCTAATAACACCCTTACAGACATTGCTAACGCATTGACAGGTTCATTGGCTGCTGACGGTCAAACAACCGCTTCTGGCAACCTTAATATGGGTACATATAAGATTACCAATGCTGGTGACCCTACTAACCCACAAGATGTAGCTACAAAATACTATGTAGACCAACTTATTGCTGCATTAGGCACAATGGCTTACCAAAATGCCAACCTTGTTGCTATTACTGGTGGGGCTATTTCCAATGTGGACTTAAATTTAAGTTCAAAAACCAATGAAGTTTATTTGCCAAAAGGCCCAACAATATTGCGTACTGCAAACCCTGTTACTGGTGTAATACGCTATAACACTACAGAAAACATTTACGAAGGTTATACAGGTGGCGTTTGGGTTAGATTCCAAACATTCCCACAAGGTGTATACACAGTTAGCTTCCTAATTGTAGCTGGTGGCGGTGGTGGTGGTTCTGCTGGTGCTGCTGGCGGTGGCGGTGGTGCTGGCGGATTTATTACAAGTTCATTATCAATAACACCTGGAACTACCTACACAATGGTTGTTGGTGGTGGTGGTGCAAGTGCTTCAGCAGGAACAAACTCATCTATTACTGGTGTTGCAATAGCAACTGGTGGTGGTTTTGGTGGTACAGCACCTGGTAATGGTGGAAGTGGTGGTTCAGGCGGTGGCGGTGGTGCTGATGCTTCAACAAGTGGTGGCGCTGGTGTATCTGGTCAAGGATTTAGTGGTGGCGGTGGTAGCACTTTTGTTGGTGGAGGCGGTGGCGGTGGAAGCGCAGTTGGAGGTAATGGTGCTGGTGCGCTTGCTGGTAGTGGTGGCGCTGGTTTTGCTAACACATTAACTGGCACTACTGTTTACTATTCAGGTGGTGGTGGTGGCGGTGCTGGCGGTTCTGATGTGGATGGTGCTGGTGGTATTGGCGGTGGTGGTGCTGGAGGTGTTAACGGTACAACCAATACTGGCGGTGGCGGAGGTGGATTTAATAACGGTGTTGGTACTGGTGCTGGTGGTTCAGGCGTAATTGTTGTTTCTGTCCCTACTGTTAACTACAGCGGTACTACTACTGGTAGCCCAACAATTACTATTTCTGGCGCAAACACAATCCTTAAATTTACAACTTCTGGTACTTATACGGCTTAATTATGTTTAAATTTCAAATAGATTGGTTTTTTGATAAGTTAGGTTATATGCCAAAGATTAGTGTAGATACTAATTGGCCTTTCCCTGTTGCCCCAAAAGCTACAACTGTTGCCCAAAAGCCAACAGTAAAAAAGGCTACTACACGCAAAAAGAAAGCATAGTATGGCTGAATTTGATATGTTTAAATTTGGCGGACTTGTACAACAAGTTGAAACTTTGCAAGCCAAAGTAGATGACATGGACAAGGATATAAAAGAACTGCTTGAATTAGCTAATAAAAGTCGTGGTGGGTTTTGGATGGGTATGGCTGTAGTGTCTGCAATTAGTGGAATTATTAGCTTTTTTGCTGGCATATATCATTCAAAATGAGGCGCAAGACTAGGGGTGCTATGCACTCCAAGACCATGTGGTTTTCGTTTGCATTGGTTGTATTAGGAGTGGTCTATGATAATTTTAGCTATGTTGAAAATCTTATTGACCCTCGTTTGTATGGCGTACTTCTTATTTTTATTGGTATTGTTGTTGCTGTGCTTAGATTTATAACCACAATGCCGTTGGAGGACAAATAATGTTTGGTTTAACAATTCCAATTCAGTTTTATGTATATGCAGTCTTGTCTTTGGCTGCTGTTGGCGGTATTGGTTATGGCAAATATCAATCCGTTAAGTATGATGCCTATGTATCTAAAGCTGAAGCACAAGCTAAAGAACAGGATATGATTAATCTTTATAAGGCTAAAGAAGCTGCCCAAGTAAATGAAAAGGTGAAAAATGACTATGAAAATAAGCTGTCTATTATTAAGCGTACTTATAGTGGGGTGCGCTTCACCAATCCCCAACAAACAGGCGTTATTTCCAACACCGCCAGCGCAACTGATGGCACACCCACCGACCCTCAATTTATTGAAAAGTGCGCCATAACGACACTACAACTTGTTTCATTGCAAGCATGGTTAAATGAACAAATAGGCATATTTAATGCAAGGTAATTTTAAAGATTGTCTTGAGTTAGTATTAAAGTCAGAAGGTGGTTGGGTTAATCATCCTAGCGACCCAGGTGGTGAAACAAATTTAGGGGTCACCAAGCGTGTTTGGGAAGAATGGGTAGGTCACCCTGTGGAGTCCCTTAAAAACCTCACAAAAGACCAAGTAGCACCTTTATATGAACAAAGATACTGGAGGCCTTGCTATGGAGAGATACTGCCTAGGGGACTCGACTTTGTTGTCTTTTCAATGGGAATTAACGCAGGGCCAGGTAGGTCAGTTAAATTGCTTCAATCAGCTATTGGATGTGTACCTGACGGAGTTATTGGCCCAAAAACAAGAGGACTTATTCGTGACGCCAATACTGCAACTCTTATCGCTAAATTCTCTGAAGCTAGACGAGAATATTACAAGTCATTAAAGACCTTCCCCATATTTGGGAAAGGCTGGCTTGCTAGAGTAGATAAAGAAGAATTAGAAGCCCTTAACATGGCTAAGAACTCTTGACCCCTTTGTAATCTGTCCTAAGGGCGTTTCTAGGCGTTTTACACGATTGTCAGGGTGACACACCCACTTTGAACCCATACGCTTAATCATAGCCTTAGAATTGGCTTCATTCTGGGCTATTAGCAACTCATACATTGGGTAGCTAAAGCGCCCAGCTTCAATCATTTGTTTCAATAAATTTTTGTCGTTCTTTGTCATGGTTTTTCCCTACTGTTATTTCACCACTATTAACATTAATAGTGTATGACCCATCTTTTTCTAAAATCAATAGTTTTTCTATATCCTCAATCACCCACAAGTCCTTATCCATCTACCGCTTGCCTTTTGCATTACGCAGCCACCAACCATCTGGTTCTGTTCATACGGTTCTTTTACACATTCTTGCACGGCAATTTGTGTTGTATTCATGCTAAAAGACAAAATTAACCCAACAGCCAATACAACTATCAAAATGTTTTTAAAATAATTCATTGTTTCCACCTTTAGCCTGTAATGCTTTTAGGTAATTTTTAAGTGCCTTGTCATCTTCTTTAAATATCTTATGAAACATCTGACTAGAAGGCATCCTTACTCTATTTTCATCAAATACGCCACGCAATACAAAACTAGAAAACGCCCTACAAGCTAGTTCATCTTCACCGCATTTATAAGCTAACTCGCAACCGTCACATGGGCATATTTCATCTAGTTCCATTACGCCCTTTTTGTGCGTAAAGTTCGTATTCAAACTTTTCCCAAAGGTCTAATTCATTACACATTTCGGTAATGTCGTGGTCGCCAATGTAAGCGTACTCTCTTTCACCGTTATAACCACGCAACTCAATGGTGGTGTTGCCAAAAACTACATTACCAACTAAATGTCCGTCTTTCATATTTTCCCCTTGTAAAACTGTAGTTTATTC